TGAAGGCGGCGGGGGCGGGCCACCGGCATTGAGCCCATGGGCCATTGCCGACTGGCGGTTTCTGGTCGTGGCGGCTCTTGTCGTGGCTGCGGCTGTGATCGGCTTCAAGCAGGGGAGAGAATAATGATTCAGTGGGCAGTTTGGATTGTGGTGGCGTATTTGGCGGCTCGTGAATTGGGCAAGATGCGACCGCGTTTGAAAGAGCGGGTTGCCGCATTCAAGCCGGCTAAGAAGATTCAAGACTTCCGTAAGGAAGCCCAGGACTTCTCGATCCAGCTTCGCGAGCGGGGCTTGAAACGAATTCCGAGGGCGTTGGACGCTTTTGTGCTTGACGGCGATCCTCGAACCTTCTTCGGTAACGTGAAGGAGATGTTGGACGGTGGACCGAGCGAGGTCTTGAAGGAGCTTGACGACACGTTCGATCGAGTGCTCGACTCGAAGCTCGGAACGCCGGAAGGCCGGGCGGTTCTGAAGGCCAAGTTGGAAGTCGCGGAGAAGGTGGCCATCGAAGTGGTGAAGGTGGCGGTGCCCGTGGTTGTGTCGCTGGTGTAACGATGAAGATTCTCGCTGTGCTGTTGGTAATTGTGGTCGTAGCAGTCTTTGTGCTAGGCCAGTTTGTTGTTGCAGCGAGCGATCTGAAGCCGCGCCTTGTGGTTTTCACGGCGAAGTGGTGCGGTGCCTGCAAGGCGGTGAAGCCTACCATTGACGCGATCGAGGCCAAGGGATACCAAGTAACGAGATATGATGCAGACGAGCAGCCGGATATCTTGAAGAAGTACCGTGTGAAGAGTCTTCCGACGTTTATCATCTACACGGGCGATAGGGTGGAGCGGACGAATTACATAGAGGTCGTCCGGGCGTGGTTTGAGTGAAGGACGAATTTGCAGCCGCAATCGCGAAAGGGCTCGTATCGCGGACGTTGACGAGTTGTTCGCGGTGGGCCGCAAGTCGGCGTGTGATGGGGTCGCCGTTTCCGGGCCCGTATGGTTGGAAACGGCATCCGTGGGTCAAGGAGTTGCACGATACATGGGCACCCGAATCGTATGTGATGAAGGGTGCTCAACTCGGCGTGACGGAGGTTGCGATCAATCGCAGCCTGTACACGCTGGATGCCTTGCAGCGAGACGTGATGTACATCTTGCCGACCGCCGGGGCGGCGGGAGACTTCAGCAAGACACGGTTCGCGTCGGCACTGGCATTGAGTCCGTACATCGACGGGATGTTCACGGATACGAATTCGGTGGGGCTGAAACGGGCAGGGGCAAATTCACTTTACATCCGAGGATCACGCAGTAGGACCGGTCTGAAGTCAGCACCAGTATCGGAGTTGGTGCTCGACGAAGTCGATGAGATGGACATCGACGCCGTTCTAGTGCTGGCCAAGGAACGATTGTCGGGGCAGATTCATAAGCATACGTGGGGCATCAGCACCCCGACAATCCCAGAGTTTGGCGTACACAAGTTATTCATAGGTTCGACTCAGGAGCATTTTCTTTTTCGGTGTCCGGGCTGCGGTCAGTTGATCGAGTTGAAGTGGCCGGACAACATCGAGATCATCGGTGAATGTGCTACTGATCCAAGATGTGCTGAATCCTACCTGAAGTGCAAATGCGGGAGAAAGTTACCCCACGAAGAGAAGCCGCTGTACTTGGCGAATGGGGTGTGGGTGCCGACGAAGACGGGTTGTACGACTCGCGGATTCCACGTCAATCAGCTTTACAGCTACACCATGTCGCCGGGAGAAATTGTCGCGGCGTACTTGAAGAGTATCGGGGACGAGTTAGCCACCAAGGAGTTTTTCAATAGCAAGCTGGGGCTGCCGTGGGTCGGGGCGGGGGCCCGAATCACGGATGAGATGCTTGCGAACGCGGTGCGAGATCATTCGATGAATGACTTGCGGCCGTCGAGCGGTGGGTTGCGGCTCATTACGCTGGGAGTCGATCAGGGGATTACGAATTAAACAGTCGTGTGCGAATGGTTTCAAATCTCGCCCGACTTGTCAGACCTGAGTTCCGCAATGCGGTGCCGGGTTTTGTGGGCAGGAACATCGTCTGGGGAGGATTGGTCGCCGCTGTATCAGCTAATGCACGAGTGGCAAGTGCTTTACGCGGTGGTCGATTGGCAGCCGGAAACGAATGAAGCCAGACGGTTTGCCAGGAAGTTTTCGGGGTATGCCGGCCTGTGTCGGTATGAGGGCGGCAAGGCGGCTCGGGAGATTTCAACGTCGGATGAAGAGAGCGGGGCACCTCTGCACAAAGTAGACCGGTCGGCGTGGCTGTCGACCTCTCTGGGGCGATTCAAGTGCAATCCGACGACGGTGGAACTTCCGAGAGACTTGCCGGGGGCATTTTACGATCATATCAAGTGTCTTGTGCGGACTTATGAGAGGGACGATGACGGGGCAGTGAAGGTGGTTTACAAGGCGACGGGCGACGGGGCAGACCACTTCGCGCACGCCTTGAATTACGCCGAGATCGCTCTGCATAAGATCCCGCACACGGCACATGATTTGGGGCAGATTCGTTGAACAGCGTTGATCTTATCAAGTCTGTGCATCCGTCCTGGAAGAATTCCTACCAGGATTGGGAGAAGTGGCGACTCGCCTACAACGGTGGCGATGCGTTCTGTGATGAGTATCTAGCCGAGTTTAGTCTACGCGAGACAACTGATGAGTATCGACGGCGGAAGGAATTGACGCCGTGGCCGTTGTTTGCGAAGTCGGTGATTCTTGAGATTCGCAACGCGGTCTATCAGCGGATGTGCGATATCACGCGAGTCGGCGGGAGCCAGGCTTACCGTGAAGCAGTATGTGGGTTGCGAGGTGGTGTCGACAATCGCGGGTCCAGCATGAATATGTTCCTGGGCACAAGAGTGCTTACGGACTTGCTGGTGATGGGTCGCGTCGGGGTCTATGTGGATAACCCGGTGGTCAAGGGTGAACGGCTGAGTGACACGCTCGGTGTTAAGCCGTACCTGTATGTCTACCCGATTGAAAACATTCGGTCGTATAGCTGCACCGATCCCGAGAATCCTTCGGAGTACGAATCGATTCTTTTGCAGGACACCGTGCTGCGGTACGACGAAGGGACGCGGCTGCCGGTAGAAGAGACGAAGCGATATCGGCATCTGCAACTGGTCGGCGGTAAGGTTCAACTTCAGTATTACAACGACAAGGGTGAGCAGATCGATAAGAGCGGAAACCCGGCGGGGCCGTCGATCTTGAATCTGACTCGCATACCGTTTGTGATGTTGGATCTTGGCGCATCGTTGATTCAGGACGTGTGTCAGCACCAGATTGCCTTGCTGAATCTTGGCAGTAGCGATGTCAACCAGGCCATGTTCTCGAACTTCCCGTTCTATGTTGAGCAGGGCGACAAGCACGGGGTTGGCGGCCATTTGAAGTCGGGATCGACCGGGTCGGCGATGGCTGGCGGGCAAAGTTCAGGGGATCGAGATATCCAGGTTGGGCCGACGCACGGGCGGATGTACCCGAAGGACGCTGATCGGCCGGCGTATATCAACCCGTCGTCTGAACCGTTGACGGCGTCGATGGCTTTGCAGGAAAAGTTGGAGCGGGATATTCGCAAGCTCGTGAACTTGGCCGTCATGTCGCTTGCGACCCGGGCGTCGGCTGAGTCCAAGTCGCTGGACAATCAGGGCTTGGAGGCGGGGCTCAGTTTCATTGGGCTCGTGCTTGAGGGCGGGGAGCGTCAGATTGCCGAGCACTGGGCGGCCTATGAGACGTACAAGGTTGAGGACCGACAATTACCGACGATCAAGTACCCGGATCGGTACAGTCTGAAGACGGATGCTGACCGGCTCGAAGAGTCTGACAAGTTTCTGGACATTATGAAGTCGGTTCCCGGCCAGACTGTCAAGCGTGAGATTTGCAAGTGTGCGGTGCAGACGCTGCTTGGCGGCCGTGTGAGTGTTGATACGATCGATCGGATCAACAAAGAAATTGACGAGACTCCGTACACGTCGAGTGACCCCGACACTGTCATCAAGGCGGTGCAGTCTGGGTTGTGCGGGAATGAGACGGGTGCCTTAGCACTTGGGTTCAATAAGGATGAAGCTGGTAAGGCCAAAGTCGACCACATAGATCGCATCATGCGGATCGCAAAGGCTCAGGGCGTAATTCCTGGCGGGCGGGGTGTGCGGGATCTGGAAGCAGATGGCGGGAAGAGTGAGAAGGAATTGAGTCGGGAGACGGACACGAAAGATTCGACCGAGGAGCGGACACGGGGCGAAGGTAAATAGGTAGCAGCCGGATACCAGCCGGACGATTAGGGGTAGCTGGTGGGTGGCTGCTACCGTCAATAGACTTCTTAGGGGCAACAATGGACGACGCAGTATCGAGATTTTGGACTGGTAATGGCGGTGCAGATGCGGTGGCCCGACCGCTGGTTTCGGCCGGGTATGCACGACTGGTTCGCAAAGGCGTGTACGTGCGTGCCCTTGCCGGTAATGGCGTGACAATCTATGTCGGCAATGCACAACTGCATACTGGAGGCGGGTATCCGCTGGTCGCTGGCGAGGAGGTCTTCGTCCCTGTTGACTCAACGGGTAAGGTCTACGTGCAGGCTACGCCGAGCGGTAACACCAGTTGTGTTGCCACGGTGTCTGGTGACATCACTGGCGACACGTTTGTTCTTACGATCGATGGTGTGGATACCGCTACGCTTTCGACGGATGCTGCTGCGGCTACTGTTCAGACCGCCGTGTTGGCAGTTGTTGGTGCCGGAAATGCTACGGTGTCTGGCGATGCTGGTGGACCTTACACAATTGAGTTTGTGTCGGCTCTTGCGAAGACTGACGTGACCGTAACGGGCACCGGGTATGGTGTCAACGAAACACAGAATATCACTGTTACAGACGGGGCGGCTGGCGACAAGCTCGTGATTACTTACGGTGAGTTCACGACTGCCCCCATCGACTATGATTCAACGTCTGCTGAGGTTCAGGCCGCGTTGGAGGCGGTATTCACTGCTGGCAACGTATCGGTGACGGATGGAACAACTGGTTGGGACGTGGAATTCATCGGCGATCTCGCTCTGACTCCGATGGATGCAATGACTGGCGTTTGTGGGAAGAACGAATTGCAGTCGATCAGCATTGATTTGGCTACGGCTGGGACGTTTACGCTCACGTATGTTGACCAGACCACCGGGGCAATTGCTTACAATGCGTCGGCCGCTACGGTTGCGACGGCTTTGAAAGCGTTGTCTAACATCGGTGATAGCGACGTGGTCGTTACCGGTAACGCGGGTGGCCCATGGAGTGTGGAGTTCACGGGCGACTTGGCGATGACTGATGTGGCAGCTTTGACTGCTACGGAATCTTGTGGGGTCGATGAAGAACAGACCGTCACTGTGACTGACGCTACGGACGGCACGTTCACTCTCACTTACAGCGGGCAGACTACTGGCAACATTGCTTACAACGCTGCGGCTGCCGATGTTGCAACTGCGCTGAAAGCGTTGTCCAACATTGGCGATAGTGACGTGTCTGTGTCCGGTGATGCTGGCGGGCCTTGGACCGTGAGTTTCGTCGGAACTTTGGCATACACCAATGTTGCCGAGATGACGGCAGATGGGACGAATCTGGTTGGTACGGGTGCAGCGGTCGCCGTGGCCACGACAGTCGTCGGATCGGCTGCTACTGTCACAATCACCGAGGAAGTTGCGGGCAATGAAGCGATCGTTACTGTTACGGAATCGCAAGCGGGCGATGCCGGCTGTATCGTGAGTGTGGTGACTACGTCGGCAAGTGCTGGGTCCTTGTATGCTTGGTTGGGTGCATGAAAGAGATTCCGCTCACACAGGGCAAAGTGGCACTCGTAGATGACGAGGACTACGAGTATTTGATGCAGTGGAAGTGGTTTGTTCGCCGTGTCAGTACGGGGTACCACTATGCGGCTAGGTGGGATATTGGTTATTTTCCAAGACGGCATGTCCACATGCACCGTGAGATATTACTCAGGGCGTCCGGCTTGCTTGCACTTGTAGACCATATAGACGGCGATGGGCTCAATAATCAGAGATACAATCTGCGTGCGGCAGATAAATCACAAAACAGTAGTAACCACCGAGTAAATAGGAATAACACAAGTGGCGCAATTGGTATCTCTTGGCGGCCCCGCCAGTGTTTGTGGTACGCACATATAAGGTTGAAGGGTAGGAGGGTGTCAAAGCGGTTCAAGGACTTTGACGAGGCGGTTGTGTGGCGAGATGCCAAGGCGAAAGAATTACACGGCGAATTTGCCGTTCTGAATAGGGGCTAGAAATGTCAATAGAGTCCACATTCTATGGTACGGTCGTCGAAGCCGACGCATATTTCGCGGCTCGCCTTCACGAGACGGCGTGGTCCGGTGCTGATCCACTCGATCGCCCGAAGGCCCTGCTTGCTGCTACACGCATCATCGACACTTTGAACATAAAGGGCTACAAGTCGACTGTCTACACGTTGTTGCTGAACACGGGGGCGGACAGCGTTGAGCTTGCGATTCGACGTGGGTATGTTACGGCGGCACAGGTCTATGCGGCAGAACTTGCACAGCCACTCGAATTTCCCAGGGGAGCCGACACGGTAGTGCCGGAAGCGATTCGGCGAGCGACTTACGAGATTGCTCACAGCCTGCTCGATGGTCGCGACCCGGAACAAGAGCTTGAGTCTATTGGGATTAAGTCGCACAAATACGCGAACGTGGCGACCGAGTATTCAAGAGATCAAGCGCCGTTAGAGCACTTGATGAGCGGGGTGGTGTCCATGGCGGCCTGGCAGTTGCTGAAGCCGTTTCTACGTGACGACGATTCGATCACACTTAGCCGAGTATCTTAACAGGGAGCAACGATGAGGGTTTGTGATTTGTGGTTTTGTGGAGCGGAGTTGAATTGCTACGAAGGCGAGCCGACGCCGGAACCGAAGCCTGAGCCGGAACCGAAGCCGGAACCGACGCCCGGTGTGTTTACCAAGGCGCAGGTGGATCAGTACCTTGCCGAGGATCGGAAGAAGACGGAAGCGACCTTCAAGTCGCAACTAAAGACGCGGCTTGAGCAACAGGAGAAGATGTATGCCGAGCTTTTGACCAACAAGAACCTTACGGAGCAGGAGCGGGACAACCTGCGTGAATCTCTGGCTACTGTCGAGAAGGAACTGCACAGCCGTGAGGATTTGCTGAAGCGGGAGAAGAAGCAGGTGGAAGATCGTCTCACGGCTGAGAAGTCGGAGGCTGAAAAGGCGGCGGCTGCGTGGCGGGGCCGGTATCAATCGTCGCAGATCAACGGTGAGTTGCGAGCGGCCTCTAGGGTCCATGACGTGTGGGATGAGGATCAGATGCTCGACCTCTTGCGGCCACGCACGCAGATGGTGGAGGTCACGGATGCGGCGGGCCAGGGAACCGGCGTGTTTAAGGTAGTCGTTGAGGTAACGGATGTGGTAGACGGCAAGCCGATTGTCAACAAGCTCACGCCGGCAGAGGCAATTGAGCGAATGAAGGGGAACGCCAAGATGGCCAATCTCTTCAAGACAAATGTGGTGTCGGGGGCGGGGGCCAATTCGGGTTCTAGTACGCCGCCGGGCAAGGTGGATTGGAAAAACCTCACGCAGGAGCAGTTTAGGGAAATGTGCAAGAAGGACCCGCGACTTCTCGGTAAAAGGTAAGTCTCGCGGACGGTCGGACTAGTTTTGTTTCGTGTTTCTTTGAAGGGGCAACAATGATTTGCTGTGAGAATCGGATTGAGTTTTCGTGCTTTGAAAATGACCTTGACGCATTTATTCCTGAAATGTGGGCTCGGTCGGCTCTGGAACTGCTGTACGAGCAGATGGTGGTCGCGCATCTGGTCAATCGCCAGTTCGAGCCTGAAGTCAAGAATTATGGCGACATGGTTCACGCTCAGAAGCCGTCTGAGTCCAAGATTCGCCGTCGTACCGATAGCACTACCGCTGCTTCGCTCATCCAGGATGCGTCGGCGACGGACGTGCAGGTCCCGTTGGATCAGTGGTTCAATCAGACCTTTGTCATCCGGCCGGGCGAAATGAGCAAGGCGTATGGCGACTTGGTCAATCTCTTCCTCGCGCCGCGGATG